TCTGCCCGATGTAGTCGCGCTCGAACTCCTCGAAGGACCCAGCCTTCCGTGCCTCGGCCGCCAGCCCGGTGGGGCCGTCTTTCGTCACCACGCGGATGGCCTTGCTGCGCTTCGGCGGGGCAGAGGTCGAGGCCCTCCCGGTGCAGGGGTGCCCGCGTCCGGGACCATGGCAGCGGTTCACCTCCACCAGTGGTGTCCCGAACGAGTTGGGCACGGTGAAGATCATCGGGCCGCCTGCTCGAAGAGTTGGAGCGTCACCAACGTGAACGCCCGCCATGGGTCGGGAGCCTGCGACACCTGATACCGCTTCCCCTCCCACGTCAGCAGGTCTCCCTGCTGGACGTCGCGATGCCCCGCAATCAGGACTTGGTGGTTTTTCGACTCGACTTGCCCAAGGCCGTAGAGGTTGACGCTGGCTCCGGCGGGGATGACAAGCGCCTCCCCCTGATAGACCACCGGATCCGATCCCACAGTTTGAGCGCCGAACCGCCCCCCGTAGGTGCGGCTGGCGCGGGTGATTTGGACGTAAACCGACGGGAACGTCCGGATGAGGAGTTGGACATCCTGTTGCACCCGCGCTCGTGAGGGTTTGACAGCCCGTGGCATCGCCTACGACCTCGGCATGTAGTCTGACATCCGCAGCGTCACGAAGCGCAGGGACGGCTTCCCACTCCCCAGCAGCGGGTTGTCCCCATAGAGCTTCAGCTTCATCTGGGCGGTCTCCAGTGCCATCTTCGCCAGTGCCAGCCAGTTGGGGGACGGCCGAGACTGGTCGGCCGTGTAGCCCGCCGCTGAGGCCAGCGGGTTGGCCGCCGCCTCGGCCGCCTTCCGCATGTAGGCGTAGTAACAGGCGAAGTCGAGGAGCACGGGCCGCACCCCCAGCGGGAGCAGGGCGTCCGCCAGCCCGGTGTAGCCCAGCAGGCGGCCCGAGTCGTCGATGAAGCCCTGAAGCTCGCTGTCGAGGAACCACTCGTAGTAGAACGACGTCTGGAGGGCCGCGTTGGCCGCCGGGGCGGCCGTCATGTCGAAGAGGCCGTCCACCTCCATGATGTGGTCCGGCGTGATCTCCGCCCCGGCTAGATAGGTGTGGAGGGACCCCTCGACGACCCGGGTCTGCCCCGCGAAGAACCGCACCGTGGTGCCATCAGGTGCGGGGACGGCATCCACCTTGAACTCGAACTTGTCCGTCTCCCCGTCACCCAGCAATGACCGCAGACTGGCCACGGCTGAAGAGGTGTCCCATTCGGCCATTGGTGATGCCCTCTCTGACTTCGTCGAGCACTTCAGCCGTCAATCGCCTGACGGCCCATTTCCGGGTGACGCCTGCCACATGGGGCTTGATCTTCTTGAGGGCCTCCAGCCGGGCCAGCACTTCCCGCTCCACGAACAGCTTGATCTCCGGGTCTTCCATCAGGACATCGTTGGTCGCCAGCCCCAGCCGCTCCTGCTCCGTCTGGCGGCCGACACGGAAGGCCATTTTCTCGTTCTCGACCCGCGCCTTGAAGTCCTCGGCGCTGAGGCGCTCGTGCAGGAAGATGGCGACGTAGACGATGCCCTTTTCGAGGAAGAACTTCCGCTTCTCTTCGAGGTGGAACTTCCCGTCACGAGGGTCCGGCTCGAAGTCCACCACGATCTGGGGCTTCAAGGACATGTAGAACCGAGAGACCCCCACACGGTGGGGCGAGTAGGGGCCGAGGACCCGCAGGCGCAGGGCCTCGAAGTAGTAGTTCACGGCGTGCGTCTCGCAGCCGAGCACGTCGGAGATTTCATCGTGGGCGCGGTAGCCCATGGAGCGTTCACGGATCATGGTGTGATTCTACCTGCTCTCCATGTACCGCACCCTCCGGCGTGGAGGGGTGTAGAGGGGCGTTACCCCAGCAGTTCTGGCTACCTTGAGAGTAGCCGTATTGCCAAACTTCCGGCCCTTGTCGAGCCGACGCACCTTCTGCTCAAGCCGCGACGTGGCCCTCTGGTAGTCCTTCTGCTGCTTCGGGCTAAGAAGGCCCGAGTGAGAGCGGTTGACGGCATCCCAGTTGGCACGGGCCTTCTTGGCTGACTTCACGGCACCCTTGAGGCCTTCCTTCCGGCCAAGGTAGGCGTCGGCTGCCGCACGCATCCAGCCCTCCTTGCCAGCCCCTCGTGCCCGAGCCTTCCTCGCAGCGGCCGACGCCGCCCGCGCCGCATCACTCCACTTCTCGTTGATCGGCGTCCCGCACAGGACGTGGTCGAGCACCTCTTCCAGTTCCTGCTCCTCCAGCACCGGCCGGGTGGCCGCTTCCTTCAGGGCCGTGATTGTCCGTTCCAAGAGGCTCATGGTCTATCTCCCGTACAGCGCGTTGGCCCGGTCCACTTTCCGCTTCCCCATGCGGCGGGACGTGTAGGCATTCATGGCTTTGAGCAGGTTGTCGGCCGAGATCTGGGGCTTCTTCTTGAGTGTCCGCTTGGCAGCGGACTTCCCCATGGCCACAGAAGATCTGTCCGCCGAGGGGTGGTGGGTGGCCTTGCTGTAGTACGCCTGTGTGGCGGCCTTCTTCCAGTTGCCCCCCCGAGATCGGGCTTTGCGGGCGGCGGCGGACGCCGCCCGCGCCGCATCACTCCACATCTCGTTGAGGGGTGTGCCTTGCTCGATATGGGCGAAGACCTCTGCGAGTTCCTGCTCCGCCATGGCTGGGCGCGTGGCGGCTTCCTTCAGGCGAGCAACCGCCCGATCCAATCCCGTCATGACATCCCCCTCACGTTGAAAAGGGAGGCTGGCCTGTTCTACCAGCCCAGCCTCCCCTTTTGCCACACCCCGAGGAGGGTGTCCTAGCTCGTCACGGACCCGTCGTTGCCCATGTACAGGAAGCGCGGCTCGATCCAGTCGCACTCGAACCGCTCCCGCGCCCGGAACGCGTACACTTCCATGCGGAAGCTGTCACCGCTCTGGGTCTGCTCCTGCGTGATCTCCATCGGATCGCGGCGCTGGAAGACCAGCCCGCGCTTCGGCTCGCCGATGGCCCACGCGTACTCCTTGATGAACGGCGAGGCGAAGACCGTGTAGCGGCCCTGCAACGGGTTCATCATGGCCGCTGTGGCCGAGGTCCCGGTGTTCGCCTGCGCCGGGGAGTTGACCAGCGTCCACGCGAGGAACTCTTCCTTCACGCTGACGATCAACTGGGTGGGCGTCACGAGGAACTTCCGGCCCATCGGGTCGGTCATGGTCCGCATCGCCACATGCGCGGCTTCCAGCGCCGCTGCCGACAGCAGCGTGTAGGTGGCCGGACGGTTGCCGATAGTGGTGCTGAACAGCGTGCCGCTGTTGTAGGTGGACGCCGGGACCGTCACGCCTTCGACCGTCTGGGCCAGCCCCATGAGGCGGCTCAGGACGTAGATCTCCTCGAAGATCTTGAAGCCCTCGCCGAGGTTCGCGGCGCGGGAGCGGACCTGCCCCGTCTGGTCGTCATCGAACAGTTCGCGCTCGAACGTCTCGATGAGGCCGTACTTGTAGTTCACCAGTTCCCGCTCGAAGCCCTTGAAGCTGGTGTCCTTGAACCGCTCACCCGCATCCACCTGCTCGGGCAGGTTCGGCCGGTAGAGGCCCCCGTAGACTTCGCTCCGGCGCTTGGAGTCGATCATCGCCACGAAGTTCGTGTAGATGACCGGCACGTTCTGGTACTGGTTGTTGGCGAACTCGTGGACCGCCGACTTCAGGAGGTAGCCGAACGTCGATTCGGCGTTGGCCTCGTGGAGGTCGGCGATGCGGCTCGCCACTTCGCGCAGGCGGCGAAAGGAGAGGTCGGCGGACATGAAGTCGATCTTGCCCGCTGTCTCCTGAAGCGCCTTGAGGAGTCTGGGTTTCATCTGAGTCCCTCTTCAGTTACAAACGCGGTGGGGAGGCAGCCGCCTCCCCACCAGAGTGAAGGCCCTAGCCAAGTGCCCGGTAGGCCTGCGGCACGCGGAGCCAGAACCGCACGAGATCCCCCAACACGACGGCCCGTCCGGCGCTTCCGGCCCACTTCGGGTCGATGATGCCCACGATGAAGCTGCCACTGTTGGTGACATGCTGGGCATCGGTGTTCCCGATGTAGACCGAGTCGAACGGCATACAGGTGTAGCCGCCGTCCGCGATCATCTCGACCAGCCCCGACTGCACCACGTTGAGGTGCTTCTGGCTGGAGTCGGCGAGGAACGACGGGCTGCCCGCCGTCTCGATGGGGTTGGACCCGTCGAAGACGCCGATGAAGGTCCCGCCGGAGGCCGCCGTCGCCACCGCCGCCACATCGGTGTGGGCGTTGTAGATGGCCATGTCACCCTGATAGATGACAGCGGCGTTGGCAATCGGCACCGGAATCCTCCAGTGCTCGATCTTGATGCGGTTCAGCTTCTCACGAGTGTACGCCATGGTTGCTTCTCCCCGATGCAGGCAACCGGGCCTGCAACAGTTGATTCACTCGGCCACTGGTCGGTCCCCAGCGGCCTGAGCCACCTCACTGGTGGCAACTACTTCTTCTTGATCGGAATGCCGACCTCGTCGAGCATCCCCGCGATGGCATCGCCGTCCTCGACGTCGGTGCCATAGCTCTCCCGCAGGCGGCTGCCTGCGCCCTCGACCTCGTCGAACTCCTCGCTGGAGCGACGGGCCTGCGATCCGTAGAGGGACTCGTAGAATCGCACTTCCTTCTGGATGGCCTCCGCGTTGGGCAGCCCCACGAGCTTGTCCACGAGGATGGCTCTCGACTCCACCGGAATCTTCGACTCCTTCAGGGCCTTGCGCGCGATGTCCGCCTTCTCGCGGACGCGCAGGGCCTCGGCCAGCCGGTTGTTCCGCTGCTCGAAGCGGGTGATCTTGTCGGTCAGGCGGGCGACCTCCTCGCGGAGTTCGTCGTTCTGGGCAGAGAGCACTGCAATGTCGGCTTCCTTGACCTTGCCGCCGCCCTTCCTGAAGGCCCCCTTCGTGCCCTTCTTGAAGGGCACGAACTTCTCGGCGACCTTGCCCTTCTTGGCGCAGGGGTCCGGCTCTTCGTCCCCGGCCTGCTCATCGGCTCCCTCGCCGTCAGCGGCGTCCTTGGCGAACTGCACGGCCTCTTCGAGGTCGTCGTCTTCGCCGTCACCTTCCTCGCCGTCTTCGCCTTCCTCGACCTCGTCACCCTCGGGAGTCTCCTCCTCGCCAGTCTCGTCGGTCTCGGTGGCGGGCTTACCCCTCTTGACCGGCTCGGTGACCTCTTCGAGCTTGGCAAGCTGGGCGGTGAGTGCCTTCACCTTCGCGGTGTCCCCGGCCTCGGCAGCCTCTTGCAGCGCCTTCAGGATTTCTTTCCTGTCCATGTTGTTGGTCCTCTCCTCTGCGAGCTTCGCGGTTTTGGCAGATTCGAGCAACTGCTGGAACCCGCCGCCTGCGCCTGCCTCCGTGACTACGTCGGCCGAGCGTAGATCTACGAACTTCTCCACCAAGTTGACTTCCACTTCCCCGTCATCCGACTCCTGCATCTTCATCTTGTGCGGGACCGTCTGACCCCGGCCATTGATGGAGATTCCGATCTTGTCGGACTGGCCGATGGAAACGAGTTCCTCGATCATGTCCGACAGCCACCGACTCGACTTAAGGATCCGCAGGTCCGCCGTGATCCGGCCCCCGCCATCCGCCTCCTTGAAGTCAGAGTTGGTGTAGATACCCACGAGATCCCGCACCGTCCGCTCCGGCTGGATCTCCTCATCAACCGACGTAGGGTGGTCAGCGTAGGCCTTGAGGCCCTCGAACATCCCCTGCGACACGGACTCCCGAAGGGTGGAGTCGGGGTAGAAGTTCTTGTCCCGGCGGTTCCCCAACCCGGACTTGATGATAGTGACACCCTTGAACGTGCGGCCCCCGGTCTCCTCGGGCACCCCCTTGAGGGCAGCCCCGGACTCCCGGAGGGACGTGAAATTACTGAAGGTGCGAGCCTTGATTGCCTTCCGGCCCATCACGATCTCCTGTTCACGGGAAACGGTTTACAAGCCTTCTACCAGTGCCTTAGTAGAAGTAAGTCACCCGGACGGTCGCCGAGGACCCCGTAGACCGGACCATCCGGAAGTTCCGGATATTGTTGGCCCCCACCACGTAGCGCATATCCGTGGCCACCAGCGCGTGCCCTTCCGAGGTCGTGGGGGCCACCCCATCGAGCCGGTAGCGCAGGGGCTGAGTCTCCACCGTAATCAGGACCATCTTCGCAGAGGGCCTGCCCGTCGGAGCGTAGGTCGCTACCGTGAACCCCACCGCCGTGTCCGCCACGGTGATGGCTTCGTACGCGAAGGCATCCCCGGCCATCGGCATGACGGAGGACACCTGTGCGGTGGCCGAGAGGCTCCCCAGCGCGAACAGGAAGGCCAGCAAGATGCGCTTCTTCATCACCGTCTCCTTATGCGAGCCTGAATCGTGCCGTCCATCGTCACGAACGGCAAATCCAACTCAACCTCTTCCGGCTTAAGGCCCTCCTTCTCACAGTACATCGTGAGGTGGGCAATCAAGGCCTCCAGAAACCCACTGACCGACTGGTTCCGATCAAGGAACTGCACCATCCGGGTATGCTCCCGGCTCAGGTGCTCGTACACCGTGCCTGCCATTGGCTCCTCCTACGTCTGTGTGAGCCGCCTCAGCTACTTCTTCCCCTTCGCCAAGTCCTGCCGGTAGACCCGCTCGGTCTCCGGCTTCCAATGCACGCCCTTCTTGCGCGGCTCGTGCTGCACCTTCACCCGTCCTGAGGCCACCTTCTTGGCCCGTCCGCCGGGCGTCCGAGCGCCCCCGCGATGCTCCCCCGTATAGGACCCGCTGTAGCCAATCGACGTGGTACAGACGGCGTAGGGGTCGTAGTCCGTGCCCCGCTTCGCGTTGCCCGCCCGCAGGTGCCCCAAGCAGCGGTGGAATTTCGGGGTGTGCCGTGACTCGGCCCCAATCTCGTGGAGGCTGGAGTTTACCGGCTCGGGGTCCCCTCCACTGTTGGGGGTGAGACGAGGCTCGTGGGGAAGAAGGGTAGATGATGTGTTCGCCACTTGAAATCTCCTGCCGCCTTAGAAAAGGCCGACGCCCAGCTACCCACATGCTGCCGGTGGCCCCACTTCTCCCACACCTGCTGGTACGCGGTCTGGCCCATCTCCGCTCGCAACTCGGGGGACTCTACCAGCGCCGAGAGCGCCTGATACCACTCCTCCTGCCGCCCGGCAAGGAACCCGGTCTTCCCATGCTGAATAGACCGCCCGTAGGGGTACACCTTGGACGCCACACACGGGATCTTCAGCGCCGAGTACTCCAGCCACTTCAGGTTGCTCTTGGCCCGGTTGAACCGGGAGTCGGTGACCGGCGCAATCCCGATGTCGAAGTTCAGGTAGCGCATCGTGACGGGGTAGACCTCGAACTCGACCCCCTTCGACCATTGGAACCGATCCTCCGGAATCACCCCTCTGACAGAAGATGGAATACAACCGAAAAACCGGATGAGTACCTCCGGCCGATCCTTCAGAATCTGAGCCAGCGCCGGGAGCACCTCCTTGAAATCCGTGTCGTGCGTGCGGCTCCCCTGCCAGCCAATCACCACGGCTCCACTGGTCTGGTAGGGACCCACCAGCTTCAACACCACCTCCCCCCAGACAGCGGGGTGTAAATGGTTGTGGCAGACGGTCGTGCGCTGCCCCGGGGTCCACTTCATCTCCTCTTCAATAGCCTGCGCGAGGGGCCGCGTCGAGACGATGACGTGATCCGTCTCCGTCAAGATGTAGCGGAAAACGCGCTTGGTCTCCTTGAATTCCCAAAAGGCATGTGCCGCGTTGTGTCGGGGAATGTTGAACAGGTCATCGTCGAGTTCCACAACCGTGGGGATGCCCCGTCGCACGCACTCCTGCATCCACGCCCCCATAGCCGACCGCCCCGGCCGCTGGAAGACCACCACATCCACCCCTTCAAGGTCAGGGAAGCCATGTGTGGCAGAGTACGTGCATAAGTCGTGCTGGAGAAACTCACTATGAGCCAGTCGGGCCTCCTCCAAGGCAAGCGCGGGGAGGTAGCACCGATAGGTGCCGCAGGCCATCTTGTCGCAGTTGAGCCAGAGAATGTTCATCGCTTCCCGATGGACTGGAGGAAATCGACCCAACTGACGGGGTTCGCTTGGAAGTTCACCATCGGCCGGTGAGGGTCCAAGGTGATGGGCACTTTCCAGCACCGGCAGTTATGAGTTACTATGCCGTTGCTGGAATACCACCCCTGCTCCGTCTGGAGGTTGTAGACATGGCATACCGCAAAGTGCTGCTCGACATGCGTGATGTGGTCCGCCGTTATAAGACCGGGGTATCGGTCCTCCAACTGGCGGCTGACCTCGGGGTTCATCGGGAGACGCTCACGACCAGACTCAGGAAGCTCGGTGTGATGCGAACCCAGTCTGAGCAGGAAGCGGCCAAATGGGTTACGATGACGCCCCTCCAACGAAGGCACCAAGTGGCCAACGCCCACGCCGCCATGCGCGGCACCACTCGGGGTGAGCAGGAGCTTGCGAGACGCCAGCAGGCCAAGGCTGGGGACGTACGCTTTGCCAGCCCAACAGAGCGTTTTCTGGCGCAGCTTCTTCAGGAGCGTGGAGAAGCCGTTGCCATTCAGGTCCCCGTAGGTCGCTACCTGTGTGATCTCACCCTTGGTCCCGTCGCCGTGGAAGTGTTCGGGGGCCTGTTCCACTTCTTCGGCCGCCACGCCCAGCGTGCGCGACACCGCTACGAATACCTCCGAGACCAAGGCTGGCATCTCTACATCGTGGTGGTGACCGGAAAGGCGCACCCGCTGCTCCCCGCCACAGCAGATGACTTGATCACCTTCGCGCAACGCGCCCGCCGGTTGCCACCCACTCGGCGTGAGTACCGGGTGGTTTGGGGTGACGGAGAGTTGCTGGCCTCCGGCAGTCTTCACCGTGACTACGAGGCCCTTGTAGAGACGCTTCGTCGCACCCCGCACCGCCGCGTGCCCCACACGGGTGTCTCCTAGCACACAGTTCGGGTGCGTGTGAACACGCGGAATCTCCATCGTAATTGACAAGTGCTTCACGTAGCAGACAGCACAGACTAGCTCATCTTCCTTCGTGAGCCAAACTTCACTGATGGGGTACCACTGCTTGATGTCCACGGGCCGGTCAGCCCCGTACATGAAGCCGTTGTTCGCTTGCCGGATGGCTTGGGCGGTCCCGTACATGAAGCCCCCGTGGTACTCATCCTCCCCCAGCGCCGCGAGTCTGCCCCCCAGCGTCCCCGTGATCCCCGACACCCCCTGCACCGTTTGGTCGAGGGTGAGGCCCCCCAGCGCCGAGGCCAACAGCCACTGTCGGAGGCGCGGCTTGGCGTCCTTCCCCCAGCGATCCGCCCGGTCCTTGTAGGGGACCCCCTCGTAGCCCATGAGGCCAAGGTCGTTGAGCACGACCTCATCGTCCGGGAGCATCCCGAGGACCGCCAGCGCCTGTGCGTGGGACATCCCCTGCCCTGTCAGTTCCCAGAGCGAGGTGAGGTAGCCCTCCTCAAAGGCCTCGGGGAGTTCCCCATCCATGGTGGCGGCCCACTCCTCCACCCCCGCGTCGATGGCCTCATCGTACGTGTCGGCCAACATCGAGGTGGTGTTCTGCTGGAGGGCCTTCACGCCATCCCAGATGGAGACCTTCTGCTCATTCGTGTTCTTGGCAAAGAGGCGCAGGAACTCCTTCTCCAGCCGCTCCTGCGCCGTCTCAAAGAGGTCGGCGAAGTAGGTCTTGATGTCACTGGTCAGGCTGGCCTCGGCCTGCTCCAGCGCCCGGATGCGCTCCATCAGGGACTTCGGAATGTCGATGTAGGCCATGGCTACTCAGCCTGCGACTTTGCCGCCTGCTCCAACATCTGCACCTTGCGGGCCTTGGCCTTCTCCCGGCGCACGGTGAGGCTCTTCTCCCGAGCCATTTCATTCCACCCACGCTTGAGCGCATCCCCCCGGTTAGCGTGCAGGAGCGGCGTGCCGGATGTCCGATTGTTCTTGATGGCAGCCTTCTCCCCACCCCGCGTGAAGCCGGGGCGGTTGAGCGTAGCCTTTGTGTCAGAGAGTGCCCGGCCACCCCCGTCCGCCCGGAACCCCATCTGGGCGGAGGTCTGGGTCACCTTGGCATCCCCCGGCGCGTCCGCCCCGGGGGCCTTGCCCGGCACCAGCCCCGCCCCCATGCCCGGCTGCTCCGCTGGGGTCGCCTGAATCTTGGGAAGCTGCTGGAGGCCCTGTGCGATAACCGGCTCCTCCCCGCGCTCCGTCTTGATGCCCTTGCGCTCGTTGTCGTAGTCGTAGGTCGTGATCTCCAGTTCGCGTGCGCCCATCGTGGCGGCCCGCTGCTTGGTGATCCAGTCCATGGCCTCCATGAAGGCGAGGTCCTTGAGCTTCCCGCTCCGGTCTTCCTGCGCGATGCTGGGGAAGGTGAACTCCAGCGGCGTCTTCGGCCGCGCCATCCGCTTCCCGGCCCACACCCGCTGGGACGCATCGAGCAGCATCTCCTCGACGATCTCCCGGTACTCCTCGAAGTTCTTGACGTCCGGCTCCGTCGAGATGAGCGCCGAAGCGCGGTTGGCCTGCGCCGAGACACCGAGGAACTGCTCAGAGACCCCCGCCCCGATGGCGATGATCTTCAAGATCATCTCCGCGTCGGTCTGGGCATCCCCCGCGTTGGCGTTGGCATTCTTGAACTCAATCGCGATGGCCTTGTTGTGGATAGTGACCGCCCCAGGTCCGGGGGGCGTGCTGAACTGGGCCTCCGCTGCGGTGAGATCGGTATCCGTGCCATCCACCTGCACGTCGAGGGCGAACATCGACTTCATCTTGTTGATCAAGACCCGGTCGTTCGCGAACTCCTTGAACCGCTGGAGCCACCCGAGGATCGCGTAGAGTTCCGAGCGGCCCCGCTTTTCGCTGCTCGTTTTGTTGATCGCAAAGTGGTCGATCTCGCTCGCCGGGATCTGCCGGATGATCATGGTCGAGGGGGCCGAGAACGCAGAGGTGGGAGCCACGATGTTCGTGGTATTCAGCACCACGTACTGCTGGTGGTAGTACTGCACATCCTCCACATCATCCGGGTTCGTCACGATGTCCCAGATGGTCATGGGGTCGATGCTTCGGATCACCAGCCCCTGCCGGGTCTGGAAGTAGCGGAGGAACACCTCCCCAAACATCACCAGTTCCCGGAGGACCGTCTTCATCCGCAGGCGCATCTTGTTGCGGAGCCAGAAGTCATCCCAGACTTCCTGATAGTCCTCCATGGGGATGCGCCCCACCGCCCCCCGGCCCAGCACGAACTGGGGGATGATGCGGCAGTTGTGAACAAACACCCCTTGGCCCACCGCGAAGTTCTCGAAGTCCGGCACCGTCATGTCGTACACCGGCTCGGCTACACCGGCCCGCACCGCCACAACCCGATGGTTCTTTGGAAGGAACCTACCTGTGCTGGGGTCCGTTGCCAACTTCGGGCGGTTGGCCATCCCCACTGCGTAGTTGAGCCGCACCTCGGGCTTGGCCCACGCCTCCTTTGCTCGCCGAGACAGCCTCTCCGAGTTCGCTGCTTCCTTGAACTTCTGCTGTTGCCTCGCACGCCACTGGGGGTCCCGCCACAGCTTGCGAACCGTCTCTCCAAAAGCCTTTGATTGAGGAAGCTGCCGCTTGATCTCCCTGTTACGCTCCCGCCGGGATGTTGCTGTAACGTGCTCCACCTGCGACAGCACCTCGATGTTCTCCGGGCGGTTATCCTTGGACACATCATTGACGTGGTGGACATGGACATCAGGGTTCGCTGGCCGGTCAAGTTGAAGGCCCCGGAGAGTACGAGCAACGAGGCGGTGTGTGAACTCCCACAACCCGAGGTCGGGGTGCCACACCTGCTCGTAGAAGAAGGGCTTCCTCGCCGATCCATTCTTCCGATATAGCGGCATAAGGCTGTCACCAGCCTGAAGCTCTCCAGCATCACGGTACGAACCATCACGCAGCATGAAGGGGTGATCCGCCGTAGCCCTGATCACCTCACCGTTGTCAAGCTCTACCTCCAGAACAGGGCGGTACCCAGTCAGCGAAATCTGCGAGACCCTCGCAGGAACTACCTGCCCATCGTGGCAAGCGTACACCCACACCTCTTGATCCCCTCGTGAGGCCAACTCCCGAAGGGTGGGTGAGGTGCCATCGAGTAGAGGAATGGGCGTGTCCCCAGACAAGCAGATGCGCTTGCCAATCGGGTTGCGCGTGGCCGCCTCCCACGCCTTGCGGTGCATGTCGAGGTAGTCCGCCCACAACATCTGCTTCGAGTAGGGACTCGCGACCGAGGGGAGCACCACGTCGTTGATCGGGAAGGTCCGGTAGCCCCCGCTGGCCTGCGACGTCTCGTCATCGTAGACGCCGAGGTTGAACGTCGATCCCTCCGCCAGCTTCTTGATCTCGGCCCCGATGCCCTGCACCTCGACCGCCCGCTCGGAGAGGTCTTTCAACTGCCGGTCGTTAAACGCACTCCGGACGCGCTTCCGCACGGTCGGAGACGCCATCATCTCCCGAAGGTTCCGGTAGTGCTTGATGATTGGCTCCCCGTGCGCGTAGCCCTCGATCACCTTGGCGTCCACGTTCACGACCCGTGTCTCGATCACCCCCGAGAACTGGTTGTAGACCGCGTCGTAGTCCGTGGCGGGGATCTTGCGGACCCGGAGGGGCTGTTCCGGAGTGTCGTCCACATCGCTCTCCGCCCGCGCTGGCCGGTTGTTGGGGTTCGTGATCATAGCGTCCTCTCATCTCCGTAGCGCGGCTGCTTCTGGGGGATCACCATCAGGCGGCCCGACATCGGCAGGGGATTGTCCAGTTCGTAGTTCACCGCCGACCACACCGAGCACGCGACGGCATCCGCCACGTCCTTGGAGCCGGGGGACCCCCGCCGGGTCTTGCGCGGGTGGTCGTACTTCCGGCCGCCGACGTTCCGCAGTTCCTCCATCTCTTCGATGAAGACCCGGTGCGGGTAGTAGTCGAGGGCGTAGGTGAGGATGAATTCAATCAGGGTGTCGTAGGGATCCGGCTTCTTGTCCGCTGAGACTTCCTCGGTGTGGTAGCCCTTCTCGCGCAAGATCTGCATGGTCTCCGCCGACTGGAAGGAGTCGTACGAGACCAACTCCAAGTAAAGGCCCCGGTCCTTCAAGGGGTAGATGAACCGCTCGCGGAGCAGAGCGTAGTCAATGTCTTTCCCGGCTGAAGCCACCACGCGGTGCATGAAGTCCACGACCATCTTCCGGGTGCGGGGGTCCCGGTGCGCGATGGCCACCCCCGTGGCGTCCTTACTCTTGCTGAGGTCAAAGTGCATGAAGTAGCGGCAGCCCGGGATGCCCCGGAACCATGACTTGTACGTGTCCCGGACCTCATCCCACGGGTCCTCGCGGGAGACATTGGCGTTGGCGAGAATGGCGGCCGTGTTCTTGATGGCCGCCTCGAACTTCATGGAGACGATGGAGCCGTAGTTCCGCCACGCCTTGACCGGGTTGCGCCGGAATTCATCGCGGAGGGAATCGAAGGTGACCTTCGGGTTGAGTTCCCACGTCGCAGCGGTGACCGCCACCTCAGCCCCGTCCTTGCTTCGCCAGATTTCCACAGGTCAGCCTTTGTATAGGCGGGTCATGCCTACACAGACTACAACGCTTGTACAACTTTGTGGAAGGAAAACGCCGGGGAGGGGTGGAGGTGGATGGTGGTGGCCCCTCCCCGGCAAACGGCTTATGCAGCCGTCAACGTCCGCAGAATATCACGTCTTCTTGAAGAACTTCTCGATCTCCGTCTCGACCGACGTGCTCTCATCTCCTACCAGCGAGGGCTTGTCCTCATCCGGGTGCGGTGGCAGGGTGATGCTGGGACCCTTGAGCGTGAAGCCCTTCCGGCGGGCAATGTGGGAGCGTTTGTGCAGGAGCTTGACTTGGTCCTCAGAGAGGCCGGACTCGGCAGCGGCCTTCTTCCACGCCTGCTCCCCCTCCGTCTCGAAGACCGTCAGGGCCAGCGACTCCGGCCGGGAGAGCGTGATGCTGCCCCCACCGCCCGCCGTCTGGGGCTTGCCCGGCTGGCCCCCCTTGCCCGGTGCGCCCGGCTTCCCTACCTGCCCCTGCCAGCCCCCGCTGGCCTCCGGCTGCCCCGCTGAATTCGGTGTCACTACGTCTGGCATGTTCGTCTCCTACTCCCTACAGGTCCTTGAGCCACTTGAAGCCGGGCTTCCGCACGTTCAGTGTGTAAGCTGGCTTCCGCTTGAAGTCGCGCACCGAGATCTTATGGGCGCGAAGGAACTCTCGCAACTCCTCGACGTCGTTGGCCGGGATGTCCCACGTCTGTTTGGTCCAGTCCGCGTCTTCGAGGTTCACGTCCACGTCGATGATCACGAGCCACCTCCCGCTGCATTGTGGAACTGCCGCGTGTAGTCCTCCCAGTAAGTGTGGGGGCCAGTGATGTCATCCGTGTTGGCCACGTACGCCCCGGGGAGTTTGCCCCCCAGCAAGACCACCTCCTGCTCGTTCAGGCACCCCCACCCCGACCGGCACGTCCCGAGGATCCGGCTCGCAGGCACCCGCATGAGCATCACCATCTTCCCAAACCCCTTCGCGGTAAAAAACGACGTAGAGAACGAAGAGGCGGGCTGAAGGTTCAGGTCGGCGAACATACCGGCTCCGTGTTCCGTGTCCAAGGACTCAAGGTGGCTCAGCCCAGACCCCGAGCGCCCCTTGACCCCTCGGAACACCACCAACTCGGTGATGTTCCGGGCCTTCAGGTCTGCTTGCGTGTTCTCGTACATGGCCCGAGCGAAGTGCTGAAGGAGCGGGCCGTGCTTGGCCATGATCCCCTCCACCTCGCGCACGAACGGATCCGCCTCCATCCCTTCCTGCGAGACGCGCCGGAAGAACTCCCCCGTGTAGGAGGTGTCCAGCCCGAACTCCAACGCCGCCGCCAACTGGAGGGCCACCGGGAGCTTCGCGGCATCCCCACTGGTGCTGGCCCACGAACTGACGAGGAAGGCAGCGGCTGACGCGGCGTCCGGGTTGATACTGCCGCTGGCGCGGCCGGGGGTCCAGTTGTCAGGGTCGATGCCGTACTTATCTTGGTACCATGACTCAAATGAGCCGATGCCGATGTCGTCTACCTCGATCTCTTCGAGGTTGTATCCAAGAGCCTCCCCCGCGTTCTTCTTGTCATCCCATTCCATGTCGTCGAAGTTCTGCTCGTAGTCCGTCCCCTTCAGCGTGTCCGCGACGATGTCGGCAGGCACCGTGTAGGCAGACCGAGTTTTCCAGTCCGCCGAGGCCTGCATTCTGTGGTACTCCGCGAGGTCGTCACCGTCATCCCGGCGCTCCGGTGGCATGTAGTGGCTCAGGAACTCCGCATTCTCTCCGTCCTGCTCCCACTGGGCGATGATCTCTTCCCGGGAGAACTTCTGCATCTCCGACGGACCCACCGGCCCCCCCTCAAAGGGGAGAGACCCCACCATGGTGATGTCCCCAAGCGCGTTTGGCTCCCGGGTCTCCCACGCCGCCAACGCCTCCTCGTACAACGCCAGCCGCTCATCCGAGACGGCATCCTGCTTGTTCGTGTACTGGCGCTTCACGTCATCAAGGGCCTGTGACTCCGCCTCCTCCCGCGCTTTGTTGTACGCCTCTTCGTATTCCGAGTCGTAGTCATCCTTGACGTCGTCCGGATCTGGCGCACCCGCCCCTGCACCCTCATCGTCCCCGTCCGCATACGCCTTGAACTGGCCCCGGTACTCGTGAACGAACGCGGCCAGCCCGGAGTCATCCTTGATGCGCTCTCCGAGTTCCTCCGCGATGCGGGCCTTCTCCTCCCCCCGCGTGCCGCCATCCGTGGCGTCGTTGAGGTCCCCGAGGAGTTGCACTTGGGAGGCGTCCGCCATGAGGTGGGTGATGATGCGGTCGTCAGGCGGCTTCGACGTCCCCCCCACCGGGGTGAGCCGTTCGGGAGCACTGATGTTCCCGCACCGTCCCTTCACGGCAAACTGGCCCCCCGTCGGCGACCCCCCGGGTTCGTGGCAGACGTTCTCCTCCTTGAGGGGCGTGGAGCCGAGCGAGTTGGGGATGGTGAAGATCACGCCTTCGCCTTTCGACGACTGCGGCGGAGGTGCGGCGTCCACCGAGGCCCCGTACGCACACGGCTGCCCCCCGTGAAGTAGAACCCCCCAGCCACAGGGACATCCCCGTGAATCTCGATCTCCTGCTGGAACTCATCCGCCCCAGCGTTGATCACCACCCGCTTCGCCTGTGTCCGGAGCGCCCGTTGGGGAAGCGCAAGGATCGCCACCGTGCCCGCCTTCGCCAAGGCCTCAAAGTTCGTGAAGAGGATCGGGTCGTGCCCTACTTTCAGGGACCCCCGCCGGTTGACGTACTGGTTGAAGGCGTCCTTCGCCACCGACTGGCGGTGCGCGTACTGGGCAGCCGCCTC